TCGTCGATACAGCGCTCCACGCCGTCCAACTTCTCATAATGAGAATTATCCCGTCTGAAAATGACGGATTCGTGCTTGTCCTTCTTGATTTTGCCTTCCTTGATGAGCTGCTGTTTCTCCGCCCGGATACGCTCCAGCAGAGCCTCTGCGGGCTCGTCGGACGGGTCTTGCGGTACCAGCTTGCCCTGGACTGCCTCTTGCAGAATCGACTTCTTGAGGGCTTCTGGGAAACTGCCGTTGAGATTTTGGAGTGCTGTGTCCACAACAGCGTAATCTGCCACCCTGGGGAGCACTCGTTTCAGCATCGCAATAATCCGTCCCATTTCCTCGCGTGGCGGAATCGGGACTGGCAGGTTCATCATCTGCTCACGAGAGAGGTTATAAAACGCTTGGCCGGATTTGTGCGTAATGTTTCGGCAGTTATCACGATGGTGTTTAGCAGCAAAAGCGTAGAGCAGATATTCTGATACGACATCGTCGTTAAAGTGTGGTATGAGCATAAGCACAAAACCGCCAACAACCGTGTCGGAATAATCTTTGCCTATGAGTGCGATTTTGCCGATGTGATCCAGGCTACTAACTGCAGGTGTAATCATATAGTTTTTTCTCAAATACAGTTCCGGCTTTACAAGCTCGCTTGAAATGAAAACATCATCGCCCTTAAAATAGAAATGCTCTTCACCGATATTCCCGCCACGCAGTACTCTTACCATTTTGTCTGCCTTTATGGCGAGAGCGTCCTTTTTGTATGCAAGCCCAGACATATTCGAGAAAAGGTCTCCTACACGGCACCATTCCCAAGATGAAGGTATCTCAAAAGGCACTAAATCTGCCAGAGACCGAACTTCATCGCCGATTTTCTCATAAGGAGTATTATCGGCACCTTTGAAAATAACAGACGGGTTCTTTTCGCGCTTGATCTTCTTCTCTTTGATGAGCCGCTCTTTCTCCGCACGGATGCGCTCCAACAGAACGCTGGCGGGCTCGTCATTCGGGTCCTGCGGTACGAGCTTGCCCTGAACAGCCATCTGGAGAATGGAGTTTTTCAGTTGCTGCGCAGTCATTCGTCGCCCTCCTCCGTAATGTCAATGCCAAGGATGTCGGTGATCTGGGCAAGGATGCGGTCAATATCGGCGTTCAAGCTGGCCCGCTTCTCCTGGTACTGCTGAATCAGTTCCTTCGGCGGCAGGATCTCCTCCTCTTCGTGAGGATAGCCGCAGAGGTCGATGTTATAACTCCGTGCTTTCAGTTCCTCGACGGTGTACTTCTTTGCCTTGTCGAATCCGTCGATGGTGATCTCCTCACGGTTGTCCCACCACTCGACAGCCGGGGCAAAGTGCTCCAACTTCATGGGCTTTGTCTTGGAGAAGTTCTTGTATCCCTCCGGCATATCCAGACGATAGAACCAGGTCTCCGTCGTGGGATGCGTCCGGTCGAAGAAAAGGATGTTTGTTGTGATAGAGGTGTACGGTGCAAAAACGCTGTGTGGCATACGGATGACCGTGTGGAGGTTAAACTCGGACAGCAGCTTTTCCTTGATTGCCATTTTGGCATTATCTGTACCAAACAGGAAGCCGTCCGGCAGAATGATGGCGCAGCGCCCATTCTGCTTCAGCCGATACATGATGACGGACATAAAGAGGTCGGCGGTTTCGCTACTGCGGAGATCAGCCGGGAAATTCTGCTTCACGCCCTCTTTTTCGTTGCCGCCGTAAGGAGGATTCATCAAAATGACATCGAAGCGGTCGCTCTCCTTGTACTCACGCACATTCTTTTCCAGGCTGTTGCCGTGGATGATGCGAGGGTTGTCGATGTCGTGGAGCAGCATATTCGTGGCGCACAGAAGGAACGGCAGCGCCTTCTTTTCAATGCCGTAGATGGAGTTGCTGTAAACCGTTCTGTCTTCGACAGTCTGCACCTGGGCATCCAGCACCTTCAGCGCAGAGGTAAGGAAGCCACCGGTTCCGCAGGCAAAGTCCGCAATAGACTCGCCGAGCTTGGGCTTGATCATCTGTACCATGAAGTCCGTGACAGCACGGGGCGTGTAGAATTCACCGGAGTTACCGGCGCTCTGCAGGCTGCGGAGGATCGTTTCGTAAATCTCGCCGAAGGCGTGGCGGTCCTCGTACTCTTCAAAGTCTATCTCGTCAATGACATTGATAACCTGGCGAAGCAGGATACCGTCCTTCATGTAGTTGTTGTTGTCCTCGAAGGCGGTGCGGACAATGATCTGGCTCATGGGGGTATTCTCATCGATTTCGATGGCTTTGAGGGTCGGGAACAGTTTTCCGTTCACGAAATCCAGAAGGGCATCGCCGGTGAGCGCCTTGCCGTCCTTGTGGTCAACGGCCCAATTGCGCCAGCGCAGCTCCTCCGGGATGATGGAAGTGTAATTCTCGTCGTAAAACTCCCAGATCTCCTCCTTGGCGTCATACACCTTCAAAAAGAGAATCCAAACCATCTGCTCGATGCGCTGGGCATCGCCGTTGATGCCCGCATCATTCCGCATAATGTCCTGCAGTCGTTTTACCAGGTTATTTAAACTCATATCTTATATCTCCTTACGCAGCGTAGATTTCCTTCTGCAAATCACGGATTGCCTGAATGTATCCGTTTTTGCCGCCGAACAGCTTTGCAATCTTCATGGGCGTGCCGAATTTACGGAATGGGTCGTTGGACAGGATTTCGAGGTTCTCGATGTCCTGAATGCCCTCGTTCATGTATTTGTCCAGCAGCGCACTCAGAACTTCCTGTGCCAAGCCGGAGTACTTGTAGAGGTATCCACGCTTGCGGACATTGTTCGCCCGTTCTGCCTTCGTCAGCGGTGCCTTGTCGTAGGCAATGTGGCAGATAAGGTCGAAATCGTCAATATCCTTATTCCCGGCGATCTGCCGCAGCGCTTCCAGAAGGACGCCGCGCTCCTGCAGTTCGTCAATGATGGCTTGTTTCTTCTCCTCGGAATTCCAGGCACTAAGGAAAGAATCCAGGGTGGCATACTCGCCGAGGATGTTCTTCTTGGAGTAGTCCGTCACGCTTTCCGTGATGAGCTTGCCGTCCTTGTCGTAGTATTGGACACGCTCATTCAGGATCGTGACCTCGACACCACGTACCCGGAATTTATGCTTCTTTTCGGGCGGGTCGTCGGTGTCCCCACCGGGACCGGGAGTCGGGATGGGCGGCTTCGGCGGATCGATGGTCGGCTCTTCGCCGGGATCATCGCTATCATCAATGATAGAGATCGGGTCGCCATCGAATTCCGGGTCTGCAAAGAGTCGGCAGGCGTTGCGGAAATCCATGATGGTGAAATACTCTTTGCCATAATCGGGCTTGAGCCGTGTGCCACGACCGATGATCTGCTTGAACTCGGTCATGGAATTTATGTTGTTGTCCAGAACGATGAGCCGGCACGTTTTGCAGTCCACGCCAGTCGTCATCAGTTTGGAGGTCGTAACGATCACGGGATATTTGCTGTCCTCTGCGATAAAGTAGTCGAGCTGCGCCTTGCCCTCGGCGTTGTCACCGGTGATGCGCATGACATACTTGGCATTCTCCGCCACCAGGTCACTGTTCTCGTTCACGAGCGCCTGCCGCATTCGCTCGGCATGGTCGATGTCTACACAGAAAACGATGGTCTTGGCAAAGCGGTCGTTCTCCTTCAAAAAGCGAGTGATGCGCTTTGCCACGGCGGTGGTACGCTCATCAATGATGAGGTTTTTATCATAGTCCTTGGTGTTGTACTCCCGGTCCTCGATCTCGTAACCGTAGATGTCGTGCTGTCCTGCCGTGGGACGCCAACCTTCCAGGTCTTTATCCAGGCCGACACGGAGGACTTTGTACGGAGCGAGGAAGCCGTCGTCGATACCTTGTTTCAGACTATATGTATAAATGGGTTCGCCGAAGTAAGAAATATTGGATACCTCTTTTGTTTCCTTGGGTGTAGCAGTCATACCGATCTGCGTGGCGCTGTGGAAATATTCGAGTATCCTGCGCCAACGGGAGTCCTCCTTGGCGCTGCCACGGTGACACTCATCAATGACAATGAGGTCAAAGAAATCCGGCTGGAATGCTCGGAACGGCTCTTCGTTCTCGTCACCCGCCAACTGCTGATAGAGGGACAGATACAGCTCATAGGAGCTGTCCAGCTTTTTGCCCTCGATTTTCGTCATAACCTTTGCAAAAGGTTTGAAGTCCTGTTGCATGGTCTGGTCAACGAGAATGTTGCGGTCGGCAAGAAACAGGATCTTTTTCTTTCGGCCGGATTTCCAAAGGCGGTGGATAATCTGGAAAGCAGTATAGGTCTTTCCGGTGCCGGTTGCCATAACGAGGAGAATACGGTTCTGCCCACGAGCCACCGCATCAACGGTGCGGTTGATGGCGATACGCTGATAGTAGCGAGGGGTCTTATCACCAGGCTGAAAATAGTACGGCTCAGTGATGAGCTGCTCCTGCTCCGGCGTGAAGTGCTCGTCCCCAATGTGTCGCTGCCAAAGATCCTGCGGCGAGGGAAACTGCTCAAGCGGCAGTTCACGCTCCTTGCCGGTTTTCATATCGTGTTCCAGGAAACCGTCGCCATTCGAGCTGTACACAAACGGAATGTCCAGCACCTCGGCGTATTCGATGGCCTGCTGCATCCCGGCGCCAACGCTGTGTCTGTTATCCTTTGCCTCGACGATAGCCAAAGGAATATTGGGCTTGTAGTAAAGCAGATAGTCGGTGCGCTTTCTCTTTCCTCTGGCCGTGACATTACCACGGACGATAACACGACCATCCGTGAAGTTGTACTCCATGCGGATCTGTCTCTGCTTGTCCCAGCCAGCGCCCTCAATGGCCGGGGTAATGAACTGAAGTTTGATGTCCTCCTCAGTCATTTCATGTTTTTTCATAAGGTCGCCCATGCCAATGCCTCCTTTGGTTACTTCCGATAACTCAAAATTATCGGAAGTTAATGGGGGTAAAAGAGCGCAGCGCGGCTGCGGACTTTTACAAAATAAACTCGATCTATTTATAGATGCCTTTATTCATCTTTTGTGACTTCCATGATGTCACCGATATCGACGCCCAATGCACAGCAAACTCTTACAAGCACATCGAGCCGTACATACTCATCTTTTGCGAGCTTTGTAACTGCTGCAGGACTGAGGTCTGCAGCCTCTTGCAGGTCTTTTTTCTTCATGCCCCGATCGATAAGCAGCTTAAATAATTTCTTGTAAGAAACGCCCATTTGACCGTCCTCGCTTTCTGCACATACTTATTCAAGATTATTATATCACCAATCCCGCTGAAAAACAAGATAATTCTCAAATTCATGAAGAAAAATTTCATGTTTCGGAGAGTATATTCCAGCACGGAACGCTCTTCCGCTTGGCATAATCAATCGTGTTCTTGGTGCCGCTGGGCTGTCCGTTGAACACAGCAATTACCAGAGCCGAATGGTCGACCATCCATTCATTGCGGATCTGGAAGCAGGCTCTGCTGTACCCCGGACAGATAAAACGAACAAGGTCGGCGGCGGCAAGGACGACATTGTACCGTCGTTGCCATTCGGCACTCCACCCACGCTCAAAGCCATCGTATGGGCTCGCGCAAATCAGTTTTACATTCTGCCCCTCATTCCGAAGGCACAGCACGATTTCAGCTGCCCAGATATCCACCCCACGAGCCATGCCGGAAATAAATACATTCTTCCCATCGGCAATTGCCCCTTTGATCGCAGTTTCCAGAGCCTTCACAATCACGCTTTCAGACTGTTTCAGCTTCTCTGGGCGGTGGCCCGTAAAACACACTCTGTGCATCCGTTTCTGTTCCTCGGTCAGCATTGTCATCCCTCCGTACTGAATTCCCGTTATTATACAGTTTAACATAATGGTATGCTCAGTACAAGTAGCCAGTACAATACCTTTTAGTTTGCGGGTAAAATAATTACAGGAAGGGTGGTGATGCTATGGACACGCACGAGAGGCTCCGGCAGCTCTTAAACGAGCGCGGGTGGACTGAGTATAGGCTGGCAAAGAACTGCGGCTTATCCGAGTCCACGATTGCGAATATTTATAGGAGGAATACAGTCCCCTCACTCGCAACGCTGGAAGCAATCTGTAAGGGATTCGGCATCACAATGGCGCAGTTCTTTGCCGAGGGCGAGATGGTCGAAATCAACCCTGAACTCAAAGAGCTGTTTGAAAACTGGGTCAACCTCACGCCGGAACAAAAGAAAGCGGCAAACCAGATGCTGAAAGCCATGAATAAGGACAAGTAAATCACCGATGTTGAAATAAGGAGCTGAAAGGCTTCTTATTTTTTTTGCTCCCAATACCGTTAACCTGAGCACTATATACCATTTAAGTTAACGGTTTTTATATTTCCACGATATAATAGAATTCGCCGGCTCCGAGCTGCGGTGTGGGCTTATCTGCCTACATAATCTGCGGCAGGAGGAGGTGAACCTATGAAGATAACGAAAAAACAACCACTTCGACCTCGCGGTCGCAGCGAGGAAAAAAGGCAGTCCACCAAGAATGCCATCCGTGATGCATACATCAACGGTCCGCAAAAGGAGGTACAGATCATTCCTGCAAAAAGGGATATGGAAGCGGAAACCGAAAAGAAAAAACTTCGTGTGTGTGCGTACTGCCGTGTCAGCACGGATGAGGACACTCAGGCAAGCAGTTACGAGCTTCAAGTTCAAAACTATACCCGTATGATCCAGGAGAATCCGGAATGGGAGTTTGCCGGTATTTTCGCCGATGAGGGCATTTCCGGCACTTCCGTTCTGCACCGTGAGCACTTTCTCGAAATGATCGTGAAATGCAAAGCGGGAGAGATCGACCTTATCATCACGAAGCAAGTCAGCCGTTTTGCCAGAAATGTGCTTGACAGTCTGAACTACATTTTCATGCTGCGAAAGCTCGACCCGCCTGTGGGCGTGTACTTCGAGACCGAGAAGCTCAACACGCTGGATAAGAGCAGCGATATGGTCATTACCGTATTGAGCCTTGTGGCGCAAAGTGAGTCCGAGCAAAAATCCAACAGTCTGAAATGGTCATTCAAGCGCCGAAGGGCGCAGGGGCTTGGGATCTATCCAAGTTGGGCTCTGCTCGGCTATCGGCTGGATGATGAAAAGAGCTGGGAAATCGTAGAGGATGAAGCGGATATTGTCAGAACCATATACAGTCTCTACCTGGACGGCTATTCATCCACGCAAATTGCGGAATTGCTGACAAAAAGCGGCATTCCCACTGTAAAAGGTCTATCGGTTTGGAGTTCCGGCAGTGTCCTGGGCATCCTCAAAAACGAAAAATACTGTGGGGACGCCTTGTGTCAAAAAACAGTTACGATAGACTTTTTCACGCATAAGAGTGTAAAGAACAACGGCATAGAACCGCAGTATTTCGTTGAGGGGCATCATATCCCCATCATCGAGAAAAACGACTGGCTGTTGGCACAGCAGATCCGTAAAGAACGACGGTATCGGAAACGGCGCAGCACCCACCGGAAGCCACGCATCGTGGTCAAGGGAGTACTGTCCGGCTTCATGATCGTCGACCCATCGTGGGACGAGGAGTATGTGGACAATCTACTTATCTCTGCGACCCAAAAACCAGAACCCGCCCCGGCAGTTGCCGAGGAGGACGAAAACTTTATTGTAATTGAGAAGGAGTAACTACCATGTTTGAAAAATTTTCTGTCATCGACCTTATTAAAACCCGTTCCGCCTCTGTCTGCACTTTCGCAGGCAATATCGTGAAGTTCAATGTGCAGACCGCACAGGAGCTCCACTTCCCGGAGTACATCCAGTTTCTGATCGAGCCGAAGTCGAAGCAGTTCGCTATCCGGGCCTGCAAGGAGGATGCCCCGAATGCCGTGCGCTTCTCCAAGCCGGAGGGCGCGCAGAAAGCGCAGATCAAAATCAGCAACGCCACGGTCGTGGATATGGTCAGAAAACTGATGGACTGGAATGCCGAGGATAATTGGAACGTCCCCGGTATTTACTTTGCCGACGAACAGGGCATCATGTATGCACTGGAATCGGCATACGCACCCAGATCGAAAGGTGGCTGGGCAGCCCGCCGTGAGCGTGAAGCTGCCGCCGCTATCGCAGAGGACATCATAGACAACGAGGAGGTCGATAACTAAGTGAAAGATGCCGGACTGCCCACGCTTTTGGTGTCAGTCCGGCATCGTATTAGTTCTCGTCGACTTTGTCATTTTCGGTCATAGAGAGGTCTGTGTAGCAGTCCTTACTCTTGAAGCAACGTCTCAGATAATCGTGTCCGCCATCAACTGCACACGCCCCACAACTACAAGTCACATACTGGTGCCGGTCGGTGGATTCGATTTCGTCACCGCACAGATTGCAGCGAATCGCATTGCGTATGATTTTCATGGTTCTTCTCCTCGCAGTTCTAACTCCAAAACAATGCGCCCAACCGGATTTTTCGGCTGACAACCACATTCTTTAAAAACGGTGCCATATAGTTCCCGCATTTGTTCCAACGACGCTTGTGTGATCTGGCACCAAATATGCTGGTTATGTAGCACATTAACCCTGACACATGAGTCTTGACGATTCTGGAGGCCCTCATAAATATTTAGTCCGTCTTGAATGAGAACAGCATATTGGGACCGATTGTTATCATCGACGCTTTTTATATCCTCCGTATCATTGAACAGTGGAAATGTAATGCCATCGCTTGGAGTATTAAGCCTGGCATAACGGCTTTTGTAAATTTCATCCTCAACCGCTTTGGTTATCCCTGATACCATTCTGAACAGTATTCGATCATAAGGGATAAAGTCCAGTGTCACCTCTGGCGGGAGATGGTTTTTACAGACTGTAGCAATATGTAAAAGTTGCTCACGCATTTCAGCAGCCATGGTATTAAGGCTATCATACGCTACCGCTTCATAGTCCTTGTCCTTATGAGCATAATTTTTATCTCGCTGATAGTACACTTCTGTGACAATCGAATCCTTACTGCGGATAGCTTGCTTTTCCTTTTTTGATAGATACACATTATCCAAGAGGACACAGCAACATATATAAAAAGTTTGCCTGTTACTGTTCACGTAAGCCCGGACAGGGATGTGCTCCAGCTCTGGTAAAACGTCAGCAATATACATTATGCTATCCACGCTTTTTTTGGCATCCAGCAAATAGCGTGCCAGTTCCCATTTCGTCATGTTTCATACCCCCTCTCTTTCTGCACGAGTACACAGCTTTCCAAGTTGTCGGCTGCGTTTTTTATGTTCTCCTCATCGCCTCTCTACAAACCATCGTCCGATGTTGTTTCCGGTAAGGTCTGCGCTGCGCTCGAAAAACAGATAACTCTGGTGACCGCCAATCCATATCGTATAGCGGTCGCCCTGGCCTCCGGCTTTCAGCGCAGGAGCTTGACGGATATCGGATACACGGTCTATCTCATATTTCTCGCCGTCCTCCCAAGTGATGATCCTTGGAAACATCGTGCCGTCCGCTGCAAAATCTGCTTTGACGGCTACATACACTTTCGGCGGCTTAGTCGCAGTAGCAGTCTGCATCATCCGGCACCTCCATATTGGCGAGAAAATTATTCTGCGCCGTTATCGGCGGCTCTATCAGCTTGTATCCCTTCCACTTCATTACCCTGAACTTAAAGTCGAGCAGCTCAATGGGAACCAGAAGTTTGGCAGCCGCCGAGAAAAATGTTGTATCTCTGTTTAATGTATCAAGAACCTTTTCGTCATCCAGAAGATATTCTGCGGCGAAGAGGTTCGCTTCTTTTTCTGTAAGAGAGCTCTCGTCAAAGAGCCCTATATCGTGAAATGCCTTGACGCCCGATTTGCGATGAAGTACTGCGTGCCCAAGCTCATGCGAAACGATAATCCTTTGGATAACGACCGGCAGGTCGCAGTTGACGGTAATCGTGCGTATCCGCTTGCTCTCAAGATAGAACCCCTTGATGGCGTCGGGGTCTGTTCCGAGCGGCTGATAGAGCAATTTGATACCCATATCTGTGCACAGGCGAAACGGATCACGCTCACAGTACTTTCTCTGCAAAGACTCAACTGCCTCGCACACATCTGCGTATGACATTGCCACACCCCCTTGTATCTGGAAAAGGGTATAAAAATCCCTTTGTGAGTATTATAAACTCAGAACTGTACCATAAACAGGACAGTATCAAGACTTGCGGCCGAATTTTACCTTTGCTTCTTCTTTGCAGGTCACATAGGCAGTCATGACGGCCTGGAAAAAAGCGTCCTTCTGATCCTGGGACAGTTCACCACCCGCAAACAAAGCGGCGTTGTCACGCAACAGCTCATCCATATCCCGAACGCCTTTTGCCCCATACAGTTCACGAGCCTGCTCGATGTACTCGTCCTTCTCGATATCTTCCAAAGGATTCGTGCAGTCGTCATCTGAAAGATACCTTACGGACACCTTGAGGGCGTGCGCCAATTTTTCTGTGGTAGATTTCCTGGCTCTTGCACCGCCGGACTCATAAGAGGCAATGGTCCGCTGGGATACGCCAACCTCCTGAGCGAGGTCATGCTGCGTCATCTTTGCGACCTCACGGGCTCGTTTAATCTTGTCGGAAAAAGTCATAACCAATCTCCTCCGCTGTAGATTTTCGTTCTGTAACTTCATCAACTTCATTGAAGCTATTGACAGGACTTCATCCTGTGATTATAATTTGAAATGAAGTTTATGAAGTTCTGCAATCATTATATGCGATACAACTTCATCTTGTCAAGAGCAAATTGTGAAGTTTTTCTGAAATGAGGCGGTCAATATGGAAAGAGCAATTCTTCATAGTGATTTGAACTGCTTTTATGCATCGGTCGAAATGATGCTCGACCCGCGGCTTAGAGGCAAAGCAGTAGCGGTATGCGGCTGCACCGAGGATAGGCACGGTATCGTCCTTGCGAAATCCGAAAAAGCAAAACGGGCGGGTGTGAAAACCGGCATGGTCAACTGGGAGGCGCAGCGCTGCTGTAAGAATCTTATTATTGTACCGCCACAGTACGACCAGTACCTCAAGTACTCCAAGCTAACCCAAGCTATCTACCAAAGATACACCGACATGGTGGAGCCTTTCGGTATGGATGAATGCTGGCTTGATGTCACAGGCAGTCGTGCCGTCTGCGGCGATGCAATGAATATAGCTGAGCAGATTCGCCGCTCTGTACGGGAAGAACTTGGCCTGACAGTCAGCATTGGGGTTTCCTTTAATAAGGTGTTCGCCAAACTGGGATCTGATATGAAGAAGCCGGATGCCATCACAGAGATTTCAAGCGACGCTTTCAGAGAAAAAGTGTGGCCACTCCCATGCAGCGATATGATTTACTGCGGCCCAGCCACCACGGCGAAACTTGCGCGGTATGGTGTCCGCTCTATCGGAGATGTTGCCGCTTGTGACCCGGTGTTTCTGAAGGGGCTTCTTGGCGTGAACGGACTTGGCCTGTGGAGCTACGCCAACGGCAGGGACAATTCCAGGGTCATGCACAAGGATTTTGTGTCACCCATCAAATCGGTCGGTCACGGCATTACCTGTGTTTCTGACCTTGAAAACGAAGAAGAGGTGTGGAAGGTCATTTTTGCTCTTTCGCAGGATATTGGTCACCGTCTTCGGCTGCATAACCTCGCCACCCGTACCGTCCAAGTCCATGTCCGGGGCAATGACCTGTTCGGCTCACAGTATCAATGCAAGCTGCCGCTCAAGACACAGCTTCCCTCGGAGATCGCCGCTGCCGCATTTCGGAGTTTTAAAGAGCGGTATTCTTGGAACACGAAGGTCAGAGCGGTCACCGTCCGTGCCATTGAACTCTCACCCAAAGACAGTGCCGAGCAGCTCACGCTGTTTGATAATGTCCAGCACCGCATGACAATGGAGAAAGTCCAGGATGCTGTGGAGGAGATTCGTGGTCGTTTCGGCAAGAGTGCCATCACTTACGCCTGCCTCATGGGCGATTTAAAAATGCCCACAGACGGAAGAGATAAAGTCAAAATGCCGGGGCTAATGTATCAATAGCGCAGGTTTTGTAAAAATTTCATCCAAACTACTTGACAAGGTACGGCTCTATGGATATAATATTGTTAGCATAACTGCTAACAAGCGAACAAGCAGCCGTGCTAATTCGATTCACCGTTGTGATGAGAGTTGCCCGTAATTTATGATAAGAGTGCCGAGAAGAAAAACAAATAGGCGAAAATGAATCAATAACAGGGCTTATAATGTAAAGTAGAAAAGGTGAACGACATGAACACACAGTACCAGAATTTTGGAGAGTTCCTTCAAAGGAAACGCACAGAGAAACAAATCACGCTCCGCAAAATGGCGGAAATGATAGGGATCACTGCGCCCTATTTGACCGACATCGAGAAGGATCGCCGCAATCCTCCCGAAATGGAGAAGTTGGAGCTGATTTCCCAAATTCTCATGCTGAACGACGAGGATAAGACTACGATGTACGATCTGGCCGGCAAGAAGAGAAACTCTGTTGCCCCAGACCTGCCTGACTATATCATGGAACACGACTATGTGTCCGCTGCGCTTCGCACGGCACGTGACCTTGATGCAAGCGAGGCTGACTGGTTGAAGTTCGTCGAGGAGCTCCGGCAGCGAAAGGGGTAATTTATAAAGATGTACACTCCCTCTCTTCGAGTGAAGAACAACGGCGTCCCGATTTTGAGCAAAGCCGAGATCGATGCCATCGGAGAGCGTTTCGTACAGGATTTTCAGCCGGAAGTCCTGACGAACCCCTCTCCCGTGGACATCGAGGGCTTTATCGAATTCTATCTCGGAATGACGCCGGATTATCAATATCTGTCCCACAATGGCGTGTACCTTGGGATGACTGTTTTTAACGACACCAATAAGGTGCCGGTTTTTGACCCTGCCACAAATCGGGCGGAGTATATCAGTGCTAAGGCCCGTACCGTCATCATCGACAACCGCCTTCTGGATGAGGGCCAACGACATCGTTACCGCTTTACGCTCGGACATGAGGGTGGGCATGACATCTTCCATTCCGGCTATTTCTCGTATAACCCCGACCAGGTATCCATTTTTGACGATGAGCTCATCGCCCCCATGATACAGTGCCGGGTCGACAATGGCATGACAAATAAATCGGACACTCGCAAATGGGACGACCATGACTGGATGGAATGGCAGGCCAACCATCTGTCCGCTGCCGTTTTGATGCCGAAGTGTTCGGTGGATCTGCTGGCACGATCCTGCAAGGACAAGCTCAAAACTCCTACATCCCGTGCGATACTGATCGCTAAAATGTCTGACTGCTTCGATGTTTCCATCCAGGCGGCGACAAACAGGCTCAAAGACCTCGGTTACATCAAAACCAACGATACGACCGATTATTCCTACGCTTCTGCCATCATGGATTTTGCAGGCGTGGTCGGTTCTTGAGCGTCCATATCGAAAACTACAGCGGGTTTTACCGCCCGCTGTGTTTTTTTACAGCAAGCGTTAGCAAGTTTGCTAACAAGGTAACATTAAGGAGGTGGTGCCTATGACTACAGCAAGAAAGGAGGACCCCGATGGTAGCGTACCGAGATTGTAAAGGACATCTCGTCTGCATGGCGGATGCCCAGACAGGGATCGTTGAGATCCAGCACAAAGACCGTGCGGTAAGAATGACCGTGCCTGTGGGCGACAGCTTCACAGTAACACTGCGAGATACCGAAACGGTTATGACGCGAATCAGCACAAGGGCTTTTCATGTAAAAAGCCATCCCCGTGCTGCGTAAGCACAAAAGAGAATAACAAGTCCGCAGAGCTGCAAGACGGCCAGGATTTAGCCTCCCCTTTATGGGGAGCGCTATGTCCCGGCCGTCTTTTGTTTTTCCCATAAACCCGAAAAACCTTATATACCCCTTGGGGCAAGTAGCCCCACCAAATTTAATCTCAAAGCCTTGAGATGCGCATTAGAGGCGGCGGGATACATAGAGAACCGAAAACCCCACCAAGGATTTTTTGAACTCGATGTACCCACCGTGCTTTGTCATGCCTTCTTGTAGGTGTTGTCTGCCGGTGAGTCCGTCGTGACCACCGGCTCTTTTTGTGTCCCGACCGCTCGGTGCCGTCTCAAGCGGAAAGGACACATTATGAAAATCAAATACGCATTCTTGGACGGAACAGTGACGGAGGTCGAGGTTTCTGACGAAATCGGTGCCGTCATCATCGACAGCCGTAAGGCGGAGCACGCGCAGGACGAGCGTCATCGCTACCATTGCTACTCCTACGATGCCATCGACTACGAGGGCGAGGAGTACGGTGCTTGCGACGAATATGCCGTAGAGGATGATTCGGCAGAACAGACCGCTCGTATCCGAGAAGCCTTCTCGCATTTGACTGCCACCCAGCAGCGCCGGCTTCGACTGTACGCAAACGGCAAGACCCTGCGGGAAATCGCTGCCATCGAAGAGGCCAGCTTTCAGTCTGTTTCCGAGTCCATCGAGGCAGGCAGAAAAAAGTTTTTGAAAATTTTCCGCCAGACACCCTGACAAATCCACGATTTTTCTGGGTACACCGGAAGGCAACAAAATACAAGCCCTCCGGAAAGGACGGTAACCCCGTATGAGACACAACTTGAATATCCGTGTTTCAGACAAGCCCAGAAACGGCGGCGTAGTTGCTTGCAGAACGGTCAGCATCCGCGAGAAACTCTTCACCCTGCTTCTGGGTCCCAAGCAGAAGGTCATGGTCGTGGTTCCCGGCAACTCGGTCGAGTCCATTGCCATCACCGAAGTTCCGATGGGAGGTGGTGTACATGAGTAAGGTCAAGCTCCTGCTCGATGTGGTCGAGGATCTTCGCTCCCTGGCGGACAGCGTTCAGGCTGTGGCAGATGCCATGCTGCAGAATGAGCCGACTGTCGATGCAGAGGCGAAGACGCCTGCACCCGCTCCCAAGAAGAAACTGACGCTGGAAGAAGTCCGAGCAGTCCTCGGTGAAAAGAGCCGAGCTGGATTCACGGCCGAGATCCAAGCGCTCCTCAAAAAGTACGGCGCTCCGAAGCTCTCCGGCATCGACCCCAAGCACTATGAGGCGCTGCTCAAAGATGTGGAGGTGCTGAAGGATGCCACCTAATCGTCACGCAGTCCTCTCGGCATCTTCCTCTCACCGCTGGCTTCACTGCAATCCCTCCGCTCGATTGGAATTAGAGTTTGAGGACAGAGAAACGGAAGCCGCAGCCGAAGGCACCGCCGCTCATGCGCTGGCGGAACACAAGCTCCGCAAGGCGCTGAAGATGCGCTCCACCCGCCCGGTCAGCAAGTACGACTCCGACGAAATGGAGATGTACACGGACGGCTACCTGGAATTCGTTCTGGAAGCCATCGAGGAAGCCCGGCAGGACTGCCCGGACCCCAAGGTGCTCATTGAGCAGCGGCTGGACTTCTCCTGCTATGTGCCGGACGGCTTCGGTACCGGCGACTGCCTCATCGTGGCAGACAAGCTCCTCCACATTATCGATCTAAAGTACGGCCAGGGCGTGTTGGTGAATGCCGAGGAAAATCCGCAGATGATGCTGTATGCGCTCGGTGCGCTCCGTATCTTCGATTGTCTCTACGACATCGAGACGGTTTCCATGACCATCTACCAGCCCCGCCGGGAGAATGTCAGCACATGGGTCATTTCCGTTGCCGAGCTTCGGGATTGGGCGGAAAAGACGCTGAAGCCCAAGGCAGAGCTTGCCTTCAAAGGCGAAGGCGAATACTGCCCTGGAAGCTGGTGCCAGTTCTGCAAGGCGGCGGTCAAGTGCCGTGCCAGAGCCGATGCCAAGCTCCAACTTGCAAAATATGAGTTTGCCCAGCCGCCTCTGCTTTCCGATGCGGAGATCGGCGACATTCTCGGCAAGCTGGATGACCTCACTAAATGGGCAAATGAACTCATGGCCTACGCCCAGGAAGCAGCGGTCAACCACGGAAAACAGTGGCCCGGCTACAAGCTGGTGGAGAGCCGCACCAATCGCAAGTACACCGATGAGGATGCCGTTGTCGCTGCTGCCCGTGCGGCCGGGTATACCGACATCTTCAAGAAGTCCCTCATTCCCATCACCGAGATGGAGAAGCTCATGGGCAAAAAGACCTTTGCCGAGGTGCTCGGCGGTCTGGTCGTCAAGCCCAAAGGAAAGCCGACGCTCGTTCCCGCATCCGACCGGCGTCCGGCTATTACGACCACGGGTGCAAAACAAGACTTTACCGACTATAAAGGAGAACTGTAATTATGGCTAACAAGATGAATTCGACCAAAGTTGTGACCGGCGTTGTCCGCCTGTCCTACGCAAACGTGTGGGAGCCTGCCTCCATCAACGGTAGCAACCCCAAGTATTCCGTATCCCTCATTATCCCGAAATCCGATAAGCAGACCCTCGACGCTATCAACGCAGCCGTGGACGCTGCCATCAAGGAAGGCGTCGCCAAGTTCGGCGGGAAGATCCCCAACAAGGCGGCTCTGAAGCTCCCGCTCCGTGACGGCGATACCGAGCGTGACGATGAAGCCTACAAGAACAGCTTCTTCGTAAACGCCAACAGCACCACCGCGCCCCAGATCGTGGACCGCAGCGTCCAGCCGATCCTTGACCGCTCCGAGGTGTATTCCGGCTGCTACGCCAGAGTGTCCGTCAACTTCTACGCCTTCAATTCCAACGGTAACCGCGGCATCGCCTGTGGTCTTGGCAACATCCAGAAGGTTCGTGACGGTGAGCCTCTCGGCGGCAAGTCCTCTGCGGCTGACGATTTCGCCACCGACCTGGACGACGACTTCCTGTCCTGAGAAAGGAGTGCAACACAATGGAACTGATTCAGAACATCCTGGTAACCGCCCTCCTTGGCATCTGGGCCTGCCTCAGCATCGGCTTCTTCGTTTGGTTGGTGCAGGGCATCAGCAATGACCACAAGCGTGAAAAGCGTGAGAAGGAACAGGCTTCCCGTGACCTGGAATACCACGAGAAGCGCATGAAGGAATTGAAGTAACCCCAGACGGCTCTGTGGGTGGCAGAAATTGACCTCTGCCACCCATATTCCGTAGGAAGGAATGCGTATGAAAACACTTAGCATCGATATTGAGACATTCTCCTCAGAGAACCTCACCAAATGCGGCGTGTACCGCTATGCCGAAGCCCCAGACTTTGAGGTGCTGCTCTTCGGCTACTCCGCAGACGGTGCACCGGTGCAGGTCGTGGATCTGACTGCCGGAGAAACGCTTCCTGCCGATGTCCGCTCTGCGCTGACCGACCCTGCCGTGACCAAATGGGCATTCAATGCACAATTCGAGCGTGTGTGTCTGTCCCGCTATCTTGGATACCCAACCGGACAATATCTCGACCCGTCCTCCTGGCACTGCACGATGGTCTGGGCGGCGACCCTGGGACTGCCGCTTTCACTGGAAGGCGTCGGTGCCGTGCTGGGTCTGGAAAAGCAGAAGCTCAAAGAAGGCAAAGACCTCATCCGGTATTTCTGCACTCCGGCAAAAGCAAGAGACGGTTCGCCCATTCGACATTATCCGACAGATGCGCTGGAGAAATGGTCGCTTTTCAAAGCCTACAACCTTCGGGATGTGGAAACGGAAATGTCCATTCAGCAGAAGCTCTCCAAGTTCCCGGTCACGGAATCCGAGTGGCGCAACTACACCCTTGACCAGCAGATCAACGACCGGGGTATCATGCTCGACCGCACTCTTGTCACCCAGGCGATCCGCTGCGATGAGCGTTTCAAGCGGACACACATGGAGCAAGCCCGCTCGGTCACCGGCTTGGATAATCCGAACAGTCCGGTGCAGCTCAAGGCGTGGCTTGCCGAAAAAGGCATGGAGGCGGATTCACTCTCCAAAGCCGCCGTGGCGGATATGCTCGAAAAAGCGGACGGTGAAGTGGAGCTGGCGCTCTCCCTGCGGCAGGAGCTTGCCAAGAGCAGCGTCAAGAAATACACCGCCATGCAGACGGTGGTCGGCTCGGATGACCGTGCCAGAGGACTGATCCAGTTTTATGGTGCCAACCGCACCGGACGCTATGCCGGTCGGCTCATCCAGGTGCAGAACCTGCCGCAGAACCATCTGCCGGATCTGGACACCGCACGGGCACTGGTCCGCAGCGGCAATACGGACGCCGTGGAAATGCTCTATGATTCCGTACCGCTGGTACTGTCCGAGCTTATCCGCACCGCCTTTGTGCCGAAACCCGGCTGCCGCTTTTATGTGGCAGACTTCTCCGCCATCGAGGCGAGGGTCATCGCATGGATCGCTGGGGAGCATTGGCGGCAGGAGGTTTTTGCAAAGGGCGGCGACATTTACTGCGCTTCCGCTTCGCAGATGTTCCATGTGCCTGTGGAAAAGCACGGTGTGAACGGGCATCTGCGGCAGAAAGGCAAAATTGCCGAGCTGGCTCTTGGCTACGGTGGCTCCGTGGGTGCGCTGAAAGCAATGGGCGCACTGAACTACGGCTTACAGGAAGAAGAACTGAAACCGCTGGTGGATGCCTGGCGTCTGTCCAACCCCCATATTACAAAGTTCTGGTGGGATGTGGACAAAGCAGCTTCCACCTGCGTCCGAGAGCGAACTGCCACAGAAACACACGGCATTCGCTTCTATTATCAGAGCGGCATGATGTTCGTGGTGCTGCCTTCCGGCAGACGGCTGGTGTATGTGAAGCCGAAAATGGGTCTGAACCGCTTCGGCAATGAGTCCGTGACCTATGAAGGTGTCGGCGAACAGAAAAAGTGGCTGCGGCTGGAAAGCTACGGACCCAAGTTCGTGGAGAACATCGTCCAGGCAACGGCAAGGGACATTCTTGCGGAAGCTATGCTCCGGCTGAATGCTGCCGGGTACCGCATCGTCATGCACGTCCACGATGAAGCGGTCATCGAAGCACCGCCGGATACTTCTTTGGAGAATATCTGCTCCGTCATGGGGCAAACGCCCACTTGGGCATCGGGGCTGCTGCTCCGAGCAGACGGCTATGTCTGCGATTTTTATAAGAAAGACTGAGGTGACCCAAATGGGAGTCAATAAATTTAATTGCGAGGGGTATTACGACCCCACTGCCTACGAGGCACTGACGAAGATCGAGCAGGAAGCCAAGGCACTTCGAGCCTTCCGTCCTGTGGTGTATATCTGCTCTCCGCTGGCCGGGGATATGTTGAAGAACCAGGAGAACGCCCGTGCTTACTGCCGCTTCGCCGTGGAAGCCGGGTGCGTACCCATCGCACCGCACATCTATTTCACCCAATTCATGAATGACAATGACCGCAGGGAGCGTGACCTGGCACTGTTCATGGACATCGTCCTGCTCTCCAAATGCGCCGAGCTGTGGGTGTTCGGAGAGGAAATCACCAGCGGCATGAGCATTGAAATCGAGAAAGCAAAACGAAAAGGTCAGCTTATCCGTTACTTTACCGAAAGCTGTAAGGAGGTACACAGATGAAGATAGCAGTCGGCAACAGCCGCATGGATAAAAAGTGGAAGAACCAGGACATCTCCTGGGCGGATCTCTGCGCCCGCTGCGGCAGCACCATCCGCACCACCGAAACGGTCGAAGAATACCGCAAGCTGAAAAAGGGTCAGCAGGACGGCATCAAGGATGTGGGCGGTTTTGTCGGAGGGCATCTCCGGGAAGGTCGCCGCAAAAACGGCATGGTGCTGTGCCGCTCTCTGCTCACGCTGGATATGGACTACGGCACCCCGGATATCTGGGATGAAATTACGCTGTTCCACGATTTCAAGTGCTGCGTCTATTCCACCCATAAACACACGCCGGAGCATCCCCGCCTTCGTCTGCTTATCCCGCTGAAACGGGAGATCAGCGAGGAGGAATATCCGGCAGTCGCCCGCATGGTGGCAAAGGAGATCGGCATTGACCTCTTTGACGATACCACCTACGAGGCATCCCGGCTCATGTATTGGCCTTCCACCTCCTCTAACGGCGAGTTTTTCTACAAGGTGCAGGACGGTGCAGAGCTTGACCCGGATGAGTACCTTTCCCACTACGATGATTGGCACGATGCCTCCACCTGGCCGGTTTCCAGCCGCCAGTCCGAGGCGGTGCAGCACAGCATCGCCCAGCAAGCTGACCCGCTGACAAAGCCGGGTGTGGTGGGTGCTTTCTGCCGAGCCTATACCGTGGAGGAAGCCATCGATGCCTTTCTCTCGGAAGTGTATGCGCCGTCTGCGATGAACGGTCGTTACGACTATATCCCCGCCGATTCGTCTGCCGGTGTCATCGTCTACGATGGCAAGTTCGCATACAGCCACCATGCCACCGACCCGGTCTGCGGTCGGCTGCTGAATGCTTTTGACCTGGTGCGCCTGCACCGTTTCCGTGACCTGGACGATAAGTGCGCCCCGGATACCGCCCCCAGCAAGCTGCCGTCCTTCCAGGCAATGTCGGATTTTGCCCTCAAGGACGAGAAAGTCAAAGCGGTCTTTGCCGAGGAGCGCAAAGCCCAGGCAAGCGAAGAATTCTCCGACGAGGACTGGCAGAAAGCCTTGGAGCTGGACAAGGCCGGCAAGGTAAAAAACACGCTGCAGAACCTCACCGTAATCCTCATGAACGACCCGCTTCTGAAACCGCTGGTGTTCAATCAGCTTCTGGACGGCATGGAGATCAAGGGCGATGTGCCTTGGCGGCATCCCTCTAAATTCTGGCGAGATGCGGATGATGCCCAGCTTATCAGCTATGTGGATTCCCACTACGGCACCTTCTCCGCTCGAAACTATGACATTGCCGTGGCGAAGGTCACGGACGACCGCTCCTACCATCCCATTCGGGAGTTCATTGAAAATCTGCCGGAGTGGGACAAGGTTCCCCGTGTGGATACGCTGCTCATCGACTACCTCGGTGCCGATGACAACGAATATGTCCGTGCCGTCACCCGGAAGACCCTCTGCGCCGCCATCAAGCGTGTGCTGTATCCCGGCTGCAAATTTGACTCCATGCTGGTGCTGAACGGTCCTCAGGGTGTGGGCAAAAGTACCCTTATTGCCAAGCTGGCCGGAGAGTGGTTTTCGGACAGTCTGAACCTGGGCGACACCAAGGATAAGACCGCTGCAGAGAAATTGCAGGGGTACTGGATCTTGGAGATCGGCGAACTGGCAGGTCTGAAGAAGGCCGAGGTGGAAACGCTGCGTTCCTTCCTCTCCCGTCAGAACGACATTTACCGTGCGGCATTCGGCAAACGGGCGACGCCGCATCTGCGCCAGTGCGTGTTCTTCGGCACTACCAACGCCGAGTCCGGCTATCTGCGGGACACCACCGGAAACCGCCGCTTCTGGCCGGTCAAGACGCCTGGTACGGGCATCAAGCACTCCTGGGATCTGACCCCGGAGCTCATCTGCCAGATCTGGGCGGAAACGCTGGTGTATGTGAAGCAGGGCGAGAAGCTCTATCTGAGTGCCGAGTTGGAAGCACTGTCCAAGGCAGAACAGCGGGAGGCAATGGAGTCCGATGAGCGTGAAGGGCTTGTCCGTCTGTATCTCGACACCCTGCTCCCGGAGGATTGGGACGGCATGGACATCTTCGAGCGCCGCAACTTCCTCACAGGCAGCGACTTCGGCGATGCCCAAAAGCACGGTACAGTCAAGCGCACCCAGGTGTCCAACATGGAGATCTGGTGCGAGTGCTTCGGCAAGGAACGTGCCAATATCCGCAGAACGGACAGCAACGAGCTGACCGCCATCCTTGCCCGTCTTGGCTGGAAGCGGCTGGACAGCAAGGTGCGTATCCCGCTTTACGGTCCGCAGTATGTCTTTGTTCCCAAGGAGTGTTCCTAATGAAAATGACTGTACCCGACATCCTTCGGAACAGGTTCCGGGGAGAAGCATATCCGCTCGGCACATTTATGGGAACACCCCATGGGAACGGCGGCGGCCCCATAAGCACCAAAGAAAACAGGCGGTCTTGTTCCTGTGTTCCTAACCTTTCTTATATATCGAAAGAAGAAGGAATAAAGAGCAATAAGCACGCAATACCCGCATTTGCGCACGTAAAGGACTTTTCGGGTTTTGAGAACACAGGAGGTCAGTATGCGTGAGAAAACGATAGAAGCAAAGCTGGTGCAGGCTGTCCGCACAAAAGGCGGTTTCGCACCGAAGTTTACAAGCCCCGGCCTTGATGGAGTACCGGACCGTCTGGTACTCCTGCCCGGCGGCAGAATCGCCTTCATTGAGTTGAAAGCACCGGGCAAAACACTCCGCCCTCTGCAAGTAAGGCGAAAAAGGCAGTTAGAAGCACTCGGCTTTTCGGTGTACTGCATCAATAGCCCCGAACAGATTGGAGGGATACTCAGTGAAATACAAGGCGCATGACTACCAGGCGTATGCCACGAACTTCATCCTGGAGCATCCAATCTCCGCTGTATTCCTCGACATGGGTCTTGGTAAGAGCATCATCACGCTTTCCGCCATCTTCGACCTTTGCCTCGACAGTTTTCTGGTTCGCAAGGTGCTGGTCATCGCTCCGCTGCGTGTCGCCAGAGATACATGGCCTGCGGAAATCCACAAGTGGGATCATCTGCATGGGCTGACCTACTCGGCGGCTGTCGGTACAGAAGCAGAGCGCAAGGCGGCACTCCGGCAGCGGGTCAGCGTGTACATCATCAACCGGGAGAATGTCCAGTGGCTCATTGAGGAGAGCGGCATCCCTTTCGACTACGACATGGTGGTCATCGATGAGCTGTCCTCCTTCAAGAGCTATCAGGCAAAGCGGTTCAGAACTCTTCTGAAAGTCCGTCCCGGCATCAAGCGCATCGTGGGCCTGACCGGCACCCCCAGCAGCAACGGTCTCATGGATCTGTGGGCGGAGTTTCGCATCCTCGATATGGGCAAGCGGCTCGGTCGGTTCATCACCCATTACCGCAACACCTTCTTCCGCCCGGACAAGCGCAACGGACAGGTGGTGTTCAGCTACAAGCCGCTGCCCGGCGCGGAGGAACAGATCTACGATGCCATCTCCGACATCACCATCTCCATGAAAGCCGTCGACCATTTGGATATGCCAGAGTGCGTTCATAATGACGCCATTGTGACGCTATCCGAAACAGAGCGCAAAGCCTACGATGCCATGAAACAAGACCTGGTTATCTCGCTGAAAGGCGAAGAAATCGACGCCGGGAACGCCGCAGCACTTGCGAATAAGCTCTCCCAGATGGCAAACGGAGCAGTCTACGGAGAGGACAAGCGTGTGTTTCAGATACACGACCGCAAGCTGGATATGCTGGAGGATCTCATCGAAGCCGCAAATGGGAAACCCGTCCTTGTGGCGTACTGGTTCAAGCACGACCTGGAGCGCATCTCCGAGCGGCTGCATAAGCGCCACATTCCGTTCAGCCTGCTTGATGATTCCGACAGCATCCGCAGATGGAACAGCGGTGAGCTGCCCGTGGCGCTCATCCACCCGGCTTCTGCCGGTCACGGTCTGAACCTGCAGGCAGGCGGCTCGACCCTCATCTGGTTTGGGCTGACCTGGTCGCTGGAGCTTTACCAGCAGACCAACGCCCGACTGTGGCGACAGGGACAGACCGCCGATACCGTGGTCATTCACCACATCATTGCAAAAGACACCATCGACGAGCGCATCATGACTGCGCTCCGTAAAAAAGAAAAGACCCAGACCGCACTTATCAATGCAGTCAAGGCCAACTTGGAGGGATGAGAATGGAAACCTGTTATACAAACCTCGCAAACGCTATTATTCTGGCGGCAGCGAAAGACCATCGCCGTGCGCTGCGCCGTTTGAAGAAATACCCCTGGGACAAGGATGCCGAATCCGTCAGAAAGGATTGTGAGCGGTTTTTCCGCTCCGGCTGGTTTCAGACGCTTACTTCTCTGGACGGTGAGGTGCTGATCGAAAAACTCCACCGGGAGGTGTACGGCGTATGACGGCAAAGGAATATCTCAGTCAGGCATACCGCCTCGACCAGCGTATCGATTCCAACATTGCGGAGATCACCCGCCTGCGGGAAATGGCCTGCGGTATCTCCTCGCCGTCCTGGGAGGAAAAAGTGCAGACCTCTCGCAACACGGAGGCTCCCTTCGTGCGGTGCCTGGAAAAGATCATGGACCTTGAAAAAGCGGTCAACAGTGAGATTGACACCCTCGTTGACTTGAAACGGCAGATCCGCACGACTGTGGACACCGTTGCCAATGTCAACGAGCGCATGGTTCTCCGCTACCGCTACATCCACAACATGACCTGGGAGCAGATTGGCGGAGAACTGAACGCAGACGAAAGCACCATCCGCAGATGGCACAAGGCAGCGCTTTCGGCGGTGGTTGTACCCACCGACCCGATTCGGATCTGAAAGACGCCGGAAATACCCGCCTTTGTCGGTAGATGCCCACCTCGACATTATGATATGATATAATCAGCGAAAAAGAATCGAGGACAGCCTCATGGGAGCAATCCCGTGGGGCTTTTCTTATGCCCGAAGGAGGTGAGCAAATGCCCAAGCGACCACTCAGACCCTGCTCTCATCCCGGCTGCCCCAACCTCTGTGAAGGACAGTTTTGTGAACAGCACCGTGTGGAGGAACGCCGCAAGTACGACAAATACGAGCGCAGCTCCGATGTCAACCGCAAGTACGGCAGAGCGTGGAAACGCATCCGTGACCGCTATGCGGCAGAGCATCCTCTCTGTGAGATGTGCCTCAAAGAAGGTCGGCTGACTCCGGTACAGGAAGTTCACCACATTCTGCCCGTTTCCAAAGGCGGTACTCACGCAAGGGACAACCTCATGAGCCTTTGTCAGTCCTGCCACACCAAGATCCACCACGACCTCGGCGACCGGTAGGGGGATGAAAATCTCCGGGACCTTTTCGGTCGGGCAACGGCCCGGGGTCACGTGTGCGAAAAAGGCAAAATCAAAAGGGTAATTAAGGGAGGTGAACTCGGATGCCCACAAAATCGAATAACACAGGCGGGCGCGGTGGTGCAAGACCCGGTGCGGGAAGGAAAAAAACCGCAGTCAAGGAGAAAGCCGAAAACGGGAATCCCGGCGGCAGAAAACTTGAAGTGCTGGATATTCCCGAAGTCGAGGGTGTTGCTATGCCGAAGCCCCATGATTTTCTTTCCGCCGAGCAGCGCGACGGCAGCGTTCTGCAGGCACAGGAGATCTACACGGAAACCTGGCAATGGCTCAAAGGTATCGGCTGCGCCGCAAAGGTGTCGCCGCAGCTTTTGGAGCGCTACGCCATGTGTTCCGCCCGTTGGGTGCAGTGCGAGGAAATGACCAACCGCATGGGTTTCCTCTCCAAGCACCCCACCACAGGAAAGCCGATCCCGTCTCCGTTTATCAACATCGGCATCAACTACATGAACCAGGCGGTTCGGCTCTGGAACGAGATATTCCAGATCGTGAAAGAAAACTGCAGCACGGAATACGGCGAGTCAACGCCGCAGGATGACCTTATGGAACGCCTGCTCCGTGCGAGAAAGGGGTAACACCATGTTTGAAAAAGTAAATCCGTGCCACCCGGATAAGGTGGCAGACAGAATTGCCGGTGCGCTCGTTGACCTGGCATACAAGAAAGCAGAAAATCCCCGCATCGCCGTGGAAGTGCTCATCGGTCACGGCGTGTGCCACATCATAGTGGAAACCTCCGTCATTCTGGACAAGGCAGATGTCACCGCCGCCGTCCACCGCATTGCCGGAAATCTCGCCGTGGACTATGTAGAAGTGCCGCAGGACGGTCACCTCGCCGACAACCAGGCAGACGGCGTCCGCTGCGGCGATAACGGCATCTTCAAAGGAATGCCCGTGACCGAGGAGCAGAAAGAGCTGTCGCAGATCGCACGGGACATTTTCTCTGTGTGTCCCTATGACGGGAAGTACATTCTGGACAGCGACCGGCTCATCCTCTGCCAGAGCAATGCGCCTTCGGATGCACTCCGAAAGCTGTATCCCGATGCTGAGATCAATCCGCTCGGTGACTGGACAGGCGGAACAGATGTGGACACCGGCGCAACTAACCGCAAGCTCGGTTCGGATATGGCCGACTCGGTGACCGGCGGCGGTCTGCACGGCAAGGATCTGTCCAAGGCGGATGTGTCCGTGAATATCTACGCTTTCCTCAAAGCACAGGAAACCGGCAAGGCCGTGACGCTCTGCTGCGCCATTGGGGATGATACCGTGGATGGCAGACCCTACGCTGAAATCGTAGAGATCGCCCAGCGCTACATCCGCTCGGTCGGCGGCTTTGAGAAGTTTGCGGAATGGGGGCTGGTCTGATGAAAACAACGACCGAGATGCAGCTCGTACCTATCACGAAGCTGGTTCCCTACGTCAACAACGCTCGAACACACAGCCCGGAGCAGATCAATAAGCTCCGCTCATCGCTCCGTGAGTTCGGTTTTATCAATCCTGTCATCATCGACCGTGACTATGGCGTTATTGCCGGTCACGGTCGTATTCTTGCCGCCAAGGAGGAAGGCATCACCGAGGTGCCGTGCGTCTTTGCCGACCACCTCACCGAAGCCCAGAAGAAAGCCTACATCATTGCCGACAACCGCATGGCGATGGATGCAGGCTGGGATGAAGAACTTCTGCGTGTGGAGATCGAGTCCTTGCAGGCGGCGGACTTTGACCCGCTCCTCACCGGCTTTGACGAAAAGGAGCTGTCGAAGCTCTTTGACGATGGCATTGTAGCCGAAGAGGATGATTTCGATGTGGACGCCGAGCTGCAAAAGCCGACCTTCACGAAGTCCGGCGACATCTGGACGCTGGGACGGCACAGACTTGTGTGCGGCGACAGTACAAAAGAGGAAACTTACACCGCCCTTATGGACGCCCGCAAGGCAAACCTCGTCATCACCGACCCGCCCTACAATGTGAACTACGAGGGCAGTGCCGGAAAAATCAAAAACGACAACATGGCATCGGAGAAGTTTTTTGACTTCCTCTTCGATGCCTTTTCCAATATGGAGAAGGTCATGGCGGACGATGCGTCCATCTATGTGTTCCACGCCGACACTGAGGGGCTGAATTTCCGCAGGGCATTTGACGCAGCCGGGTTCTACCTATTTGCAGCCGGACAAACAAAGTCATCTGTTGA